GACTCTTTGTCCAACAACCAAACTAATGGTGCTAGTTCTTCTAGTACTAGCGTTGATTCTTCAACGCCTATCAGTGATATGTCTGGAAATCAACGTACCTCTAGCGATCCTGATCTTTTTGTATCTTGCCTTGCCATGGCCAATACTATGTTTGCAGCTAAGCGTTTTGATGCTGCTGCTGCAGTTCTTCGTACTTGTCCAATCGGCACGTTTAATGTTGCTAGCTCTCTCTTTGTTTCTCCTACTTCTGTTGATGGAAGTGAAGGAGAGGGTTTAGAGGCAAATTCATTTGCTTTGCCATTGTTCTATAGTCACCGTGAGGTCCCCCTTATTATTTATGCCGCTAATGTGCATAGTAGGGGTTATGATGATCTCACGCGACATGGTGATTTGCCACCAGAGTATAGTTCTGTTCTTTTACATGAAGACTTCTCTCCAGTTAACCGTGCACTTGCCCGTTTCGGGTCTGCTTTAGTTGAGGAGCGTGCAGAGAATCCCGCACAAGTCGTCCAGCGTTCTACTGTCCAGTTAATAGTTTTTCAGCCCATACCTGATGGTTATCTATTCCATTGTGTTCGCATTAAGCTTTTTTATACTGGTAATCATTCCGTGTCCACTAACTTGTGCCCATCTCCTGTCCCCCCAACCACAAAGTTTTGCATCGACAAACTAAACCGGAAAATAGCCGGTTTATGTTTTGAGAGTGATGAAGTCGCTTATCTTGAGGTTTTTAGTCCCACTACGCATTCTGCGCTTAGTATGGGCTATAACGTTAATAATCAAGGTGAAACTATTGCTCTACTCAATTCCCCAATTTATGACACTGAACCTTATAATTCACCCTCAGATTCTGAGGATAGTGATATTCAGTCAACAAATGAAAACAAAAAAAATAAAAAAAAACAAAAACAAAAAAAAAATAAAAAACAAAACCTCGGCTATGAGTCTTATGATGAGCCCCTTGATGAGGGCTCCGATTGGAAAACCATCTTTGGAGATTTCTTCTCGTTCAATCAGCCCGAGTCTTTTAATTTTTCTGTTTTAAAAAACGCTATAAAAACATCTCGCACTTGCGTAGATGACATTTCGTCCTTGCTGGGCTTTAAGCCCACGCAAGCTTCCTTTATTGCTCCTATCCTTTCGTGGTGCCCCTCTCTTGCCCTTATGGGCGCGTCGCTTATCTCTCCAGTAGCCCCAATAATGTACATGACTGCCGCCTCTTTTGGTTTGGCAACCGTTTACAACCTCCTTTGGTGGAAGAGTAATGCACGCGAGATCTGGTGGAAACGCGCTTTAACTGGTGTGGCCGCTGCTGGTGCAGTTGGCTTAGTATGTTATGGTTTGTATCAGGCTAAACTGAAAACTGATACTGCCAAGGTAGAAGTAAATAAAGAAGGGAAGAGTGGAAAGAGTAATCGTCTTTTTTATAATAAAGACTATGATGATGAAGAGTTGGCCGCTCGGCGCGATCAACAGCTCATTATTGATGATGAGTTTGAACGCCGTTTTGGTGGCGAAGTCCACAATTCCCGCAGGCAACAGCAGTTAGTAGATGCCGCCATTGAGCGTCAAAAGTTACGCTGGCAGCGTGCTAAAACCCGTAATGCGAAGCAGAGTGCTACTTTAGTTGGCTCTGCCCTCCTCGCAGGCTACGGTGTCACTGAGACAACACGCTACTTTACTGCTAAACCTGATCCCAAAATGACTGCAACCCCAAATGTTGTGCAGTACGCTTACGTTGGAGGTGCTTGCGCCTCTCTCGTTGGTGCTTTCTACTTTATGGGTTTTAAACCCAAAAAAGTTATGTTGAAATATGCTTGTGCTACTAGCGCTGCTATTATGTTGGCCGTTTCTATTGGTGGTTGGATTAGGGGTAACCCTATATCCCCCTTTAGTTGGTTGCCAAAGGGCGTGCGTTTTCCCGCCCCAACATCGTCAGTTTCTGCTCCTTTTAAGGAGTCGGATAAGAAAGCTTCTAAAGTATCTGTTCCTAAACAAACATTGGTGGTCGTCAAAAAGTCTGAGGCCCATAAACCCCCCCCAAGTGCTTTGAAAGATTCCGAAGTTCCTAGCAAGGGTGAGGGTAAGAAAGAAAAACAAAAACGCCAGAAGAAACGACCCAAGAGTAATAAAGAGAGCAACTCGGTCTCCCCTCAAATACGTATTCCTCCTGTTTACAGTGTTTATGCTGAGGGGCCTAATGGCCGTATCATTCGTATATGTTGTTGTTTCCGTTCTCTTGATTATCTCTTCTTCCCAGCGCATGCTTGGGATGTTGATGGTAGGTCTAAGTTTTCACGTCTATTGATTTCAGATGGGGCTAAGAAGAAGGTCAGTAATGGCCGTCAGTTTTTAGTCTGGTATATTCCAGTTGAGTTTGAAGATAAATCTCTTCGATTTGCTTATATGGAAAAGGATACAGGTGTTTGTATCTTCCCTCTTAAGGGGGTAACCCATAGCAATAAGATTAAGAGTTCTCAATTCATGCTCCCTCCTCCCGATTATGAAGTTAAATCTGGCGATCAAGTTATTATGTTCACTAACAAAGCCCAAGTCACTGCAGAGGTGCAGAGTATTGACCCCCCTAGAGATGATGAGTTTACAAATTTTAAAACTCAAATCATTCGTCATAATGGTACCACAAAGAAAGGTGATTGCGGTTCCCCCGTAGTCAAATGTGTTATAAACTCTTCTACGAGTATACCCACTTCTTATCAATTAATTGGTTTTCATGAAGAAGGTGCTAACACGGCATCAAAATTTAATGGTGTTCTTTCGTTTGCTGGAATCCTCTCTTTTTTAGGGGAGGGCTCCCAGAGCACTTAGGCTCTGGGCTCTTCTTTCTTTTTGATCCCTCTGACATTCCAAGTGCACCTGATGTTGGAGGTTCGGTATATGCGCAATTTGATACTCTTATCCCACAGTTTAAAGTTAGGAAAACGCGTACGACGAGTTTTACTTATAGACCTTCCCCATATTTTTCCCGCTGGGAAAACTACACACACCCTAAGCTACCATCTGTCCAAGAGTGGTGTACTCCACACTTGAAAGGCAGTGCAGCAGTGCGTGCCGAGTACAAAGGCCTTAAGAAATATGATATTCATCGTCCAGACATTCCTTCCGGAAAATTTTATAATCATTTGCGCGAATTTTATTCACAATGGGGGCCTAATCAGCTCCTTTCGTTCTCTCAATCAATCGACCGTGCTAATCTCCAATCTACGTGTGGTTATCCTATGAGTAATTGGTATAAATCAATGCGTGATTTATTCACGAATTGTGACTTTGAGGCTTGGCTTTCCGCTTATGCTTCTTCTGTCCCTACTCTTGTGACCCCCACCTTGTGGGTATCCTTTTTAAAGGATGAGGTTCTCCCCCTTCGTAAAATTTCAGATCCTAGACAGATCAATGGTCCTAGTGCTTGGTATAAGATTTATGCTGGTACTTGCACTTATGACTATAATCTTAATTTTGTTGACGACTGGAAGTGTGGTAATTCTTGCCACACCGTTGGTATTGACCTTATGTCCCCAGATTGGGATCTTCTTGTAACGAAGATCAATGCTTATAAGCATTCATATTGTACTGATGCCTCTCGATTTGATTCAACCTTTCCCGCCGAAGCGTTTGACGTTATTCGGCACTTCCGCTCAGACTTAATGCCCGTTGGAACACCACGGGATAGACTAAAATATGTGTACGGGTCATTAAGTAATTCTTGGTGCCTCTGTGCGGATGGTTACGTATATCTTGTTCCTGGTGGTAACAAGAGCGGTTCTTTAACCACAACAGAAGATAATTGTATGTGGAACAGTTTCACTACCTCCCATGCTTTGTCCGAAATGGGCTTTGATGATGGCTATCATCAGTGGGTTTATGGTGATGATTCAGTTTTAGCAACCGATTTTAATCTTGAAATAGAAACATTTATCAAGGAAAAAAAGAAACTTGGCTTAACGATTACGATGGAGTGCCCTGTAGATGACCTTGTCTACATGTCTCGCACCAATATCGTCCTTCCTGATGGTTTTAACATTAGTGTTTCCTCTCGACCGGGGAAGATTTTATTTTCCCTAGCTAATGACCGTCGTCGCTATGATGTTCTCGAATGTTTTTCGAAGGCATGTGCGATTCGTGAAGCTTTGTATGGTATAGATGAATACTTTAACATTGCTAATTCATTCTGTGCCTTTCTTATTCGTACTTACCGGGCAGTCCTTGCCCCACTCGTTCCTAAATGTTATCTTAGCGAATACTTTTTAGAGTCAATTCGCCGTGGGTATGTCATCCGGTGCTTAAATGAAACACCTATTCAGCCGGATAAAAACAGTATTGTTCGAAACAAGCAATCAGCTTTGCATGTCATGTCAAGAACCCCTAATACAAATAGCAAGACTGCGAGTAGTCTTTCAAGACGCATATCTAAACTTGAGAGTAGGCCCCGACGACGTTTGGGTGCCTCAAGTGGCTCTTTCACTAGACAAAAACAATCAAAGGCAGGCAAGAGTGCCGTTATGCAGGAAATGCGTAAGCGTGTTAATTCAGTCCAGTTGCCAGGTCAAAATATTGACGCCTTTACCAGAACTCGCTCCCCCTACTATAAAACACTTGAAGATCCTTTTCGATTCAACGGAGTTAAAATCCCAGATGATTCCACCTACCCGACATCTACTTTCTCGGTTAGTTTTAAACGACAACTCTCCGCGAACCAATACGCCGGTGGGTCGGGATACTACGTCGGATACATGGTAAATTCTTGGCAACCGTATGGTTGTATGAATTACCTTTCCGCTTGGGATGGTACTCCTACAGGCACAATGACGTGGACCAGCGATCCTGCTGGTGGCACACCGATAGTCAGTGACGGCGGCCCCGTTCACAATTGGGATGAAATATCTCAGTTGTATCGTGAAGGCAGAATTGTTTCTGCTGGTATGACGGTTATGCCCGCTATGTCTTCCTTATCAGATAAAGGTGTAGAATATGCCGTAAACATTCCAGTAATGGAACGCGACTACACTGCTAAAACTGATGCTGACTTTAATACGTTGTCTGGAATCCAAAATGCTTTTACCTCGATCCAATGCCCCGTGCGCGATGGTGGCGCTTGCGTCTGTTACAGACCATGTGATCCCCGTTCTTTCACCTATACTGATTGGCAAAACCCTACCACGGGTGAGCCCAATCTCTATTATGGTGGCGCTATATTCATTGCAGATGGAGTTGAGAATGCCGCTACATTTGAGGTCACTATTGTCCTTAATTTTGAAGCTATTCCCAATAACTCATCTTTCTCGCTTGTTAGTCCAAGTCCTAGTCCTCGTGACACCATGGAAATGGATCATGCCTTAAATGCCATACAAGCCAAACCTGCAGTCGAATCCGGAGCAGCAGCTACAAAGAAAGCCCTTGATACGGCTACTTCTGGCGTTGTCCATAATAACGCTAAAGCTGCCCCTAAGAAGTCCTTTGGAGATAAGCTCCTTGGTTTTTTGGGCAGTGCTGCAAAGAAGGTCCTCCCAGTGGCCCTGGA